CTGCAAGTGAAACGCGGTTGCTCTTGATGGACTTGTGCAGTTCCACCGGCATCCATTGGCACTGTTTCATTGTCAAATATGCCGATAAGATCAGCCGATTGATAAGTTGCTGTTGTCGCAAAATCCTCAATCGCAAACAATGAAAGCAGATCATTTGCAAAACCTATTGCCATTACTTATCACTTTCAGGCGTTTCTAACTTTTCTTCTGACTTCTTCAACCCGACTGATCGAGTGGACTTCTTGGCTGTCTTAGCCTTTGGTTTAGCCGCTGTCGCTGCTTCAGCATAACCGCGTCTAATTAGTTTTTCGGCAGTGTTATCTGGCAAGTCATGTTCTTCACCGGCCATCATGTTCCCACCAAATCCAGTGAAACATTTCTGTAAAATCTTAACCTTCATAATATTACCTCTAACTAGGGATGGAAGGGCATTTCTGCCCCTCCGATTAACTTATTAAGAGTGGTCAACCTCGTTTGTGATACCGAAGCTAACTGCGTTGCGAACACCAACGTCTAATTCTGCGTGTAGAACCATGCGAACAGTTCCAGATTTTGATCCTGAATATGGATCAACTAGGATTGATGGTGCGCCAAACTGAGCAATGATCAACTGTGAGAAATCACCGAAAATCAATGCAGAAGCGTCATTGCCGCCGTCACCTGGATCAAGTGTTGTTGGCACGTTTGAGCTAAATGCAGCCGGATAACCGTAGATGTTATTCCACGGATCATTCAACAACATTACGCTATCTGTTGACGCAACTTTAACAGTTTGTGACATCTTAGCCTTAACAGATGGGTGTGATAAGAACCCTGCCGCATTGCCGTTGACAATACCGTTGTCCTCTTCAACCAATTTCACAAGTGCAGTGATGTCAGCCCATGTTAGAGCCGCAACGTCTGTGCCTGTTGAAATGTCTAGGTCATTCACGCCTGATGTGTTCAAGATACCTGTCGGCTGCCCTGATGAGCCTGAACCTTGGATAGCATAGAACTCTGTTCTGTCTGCCGCTGAACGAAGCAAGTCATCACGGATAACCTGTTCAATCGCCGGAACGCTTTCCATCATCAGCAAACGTGACAATTCAACAAATGCGCCCATTGTTCTAGGCTGCAATGTTACACCGCCGTCTGTACCGGCTCCGTCAGCAACATCTGCCAATTCTTCAACAAATGCAGCATTTGCACCTGTTGCAACTTTTGGCATTTTGATGCGGCCAGTTAAGCCTGTCATGTATGTTGCACCAAGACCGCTTAGAACTTGTTGCGCTCTAAGTGCCTCAATGAACATATCGCCGCGATGTGCAGTTGGTACGAAGTCATCAAATACAACTTCTGAACCTGAACCGCCTGTTGCCGCTGTTGATAACGGACCACGCTGTTGCCATGCGAAATCTGGAACGTAAATCCCTCTTGCCTCGCGTCCAACTGATTTAGCAATTTCATCGTTCATTTCACGCTCAAAACCGGCTTTTCTCCAATCGCCAGTAACTTGCGCTTGAACCATACGTCCAAGTGAATATTGACGCTTTTCTTTAGCAGGTGCGTCAACAACTGACGGATTAACGTCTAGCGGTTTGTCACCGATTGCGTCTAGTAGTGAGCCACGGAACGCATCCACGCTCATGCCCTTTGCAATCGCTTCATTCCCTAAATCGCGCATATTGTGCTTTGCTGCGATTGTCAGGATTTCTGCATCATTCTTTCTTGCTGCCTTCACTGCTTCAGCTTTAACAGCATCCAGATTGATGTCATTTTTGACTTCTTCAGTCATAGTTACATCCTCCATAGATGGTTGAGTTTTAGGTTCTGCCGGAACAGATCGGCCAACACCCACCAGATTTGACTGATCTGCCGGTACTGAAACGATGCTGATTTCCATAGGTGTGGTGGCAACCCGATAATAGTCCTCCGGATCGTCATCACGATTTATTCGGCCATCAATTCGATAACCTACACTGATGTTTTGTCTGATGCCATCAGTAACATCATCGAACACTTCAGAAGCTAAGGCACTTTTTCCAAAACGCACTTCTGCACGGAGACGCCGTGCATCTTCATCGAGTTCAACCCTTTCGACTACACCGATTTGCTTTTCCATGTCATGATCTAGCAATAATGGTGCGCGTCCACTGTTTAAGAAGTCTAGGCTCATACTTTCTTTAGTATGGTCAATGACTTCTAATCCAAATGATCTTTCCACTGGCTCTTCTGTAGAAACAGTGCCAATGGATGCCGGTGGAACTGCACAAGTCCATCAAGAGCAACCGCGTTTCACTTGCAGAACCACAGACGTTTCTAGCATAGCCGCAGGGCAAACACTGGTGGTTAATTCAGCCACTTATAACATTATTGCTTGGCTGCATGATGGAACCGGCGTGACCACTATTCAATTAGAGAAACAATAGATGGCACACGTTAGACAACAGATTAGGGATGCAGTAGCGACAACTCTCACAACAGCGGTGACGCTTGTAAGCAGCCGTGTCTATACGACTAGAGTGCATCCTTTAAATGAAGCATTATTACCGGCAATCAGCGTTTATACCGGCAGCGAAAGCAGTGAACGCTATCAGGCCGGTGTTACGGATATGAACCGCGAATTGTCATTGGAGATTGATGTTTATGTAAGAGAGACAAGCACGTTCGATGATGATTGTGATGCGATAGCGGTTCAGGTTGAAGAAGCAATGGCTGGTGATTTTACCATTGGTGGACTTGCGAAAAGTTCAGTGCTAACTTCAACGGAAATTCAGTTTGATGGGGAAGCCGATCAAATTTTAGGTGTGGCAAAGCTGACTTATCAGGTCAGATATGTTACAGCTATTAATGATGTAGAGACGGCCAAGTAAAGGAGTTTTAATATGGCTACACATTTCGGATCAGACGGCAGCGTGAAGTTAGTTACTTCTGGTGGTTCCGTCGCTCAAGTTGGTGAATTGTTAAACTGGACAGTCACCATGACTACAGATGCAGTTGAAAACACAAGCATGGGTGATACTAATCGCACCTATGTCAAAGGTTTATCAACCGGCACTGGATCAATGTCACTTTACCTAGACCCTGATGACGCTGTTCAACAGGACTTAGTGCAAGGTGATAGCGTTGATTGTGAATTTTTTGTGGAAGGGCAAGACAGCGGCGATACAAAATACACAGGCACTTTTATCGTTACTTCTGTCGAGCGTGGCACAACAATGGACGGCATTGCGACACTTAATGCAGAGCTACAGCTTACCGGCGCATTAACAATCGCAACGGTCTAATCATATGTCATTAGCTGAAAAAATAGCGGCAAAAAGGGCAGAAAAAGAACTTGGTTCTTTTGAAGTGGAAGAATGGGGTGAAGAGGATAAACCTCTAACTCTGTTCTTCACTGATGTCGCTGCAAGGGATATGTCCAAAATACAAAAGAAGCATAAAGACTTCATTAATAATCCAACTATGGATGCGATGGTTGACATGATCATCCTGAAAGCACTTAACAAAGATGGCGAAAAGGCTTTCGATGTTGGCGATAAATTTATATTAATGGGTGAGCCATTAAATGTTATCGCAAAGGTTTTCGGTGCTATATTCGAAAGCGTATCGGTAGAGGAACAGGAAAAAAATTAAGGAGCGATCCATTCCGTTATAATTTAGTTTCATTAGCTGAGTTATTACACAAGACGATTGAAGAAGTAGAGCAAATAAGCGTTTCGGAATACAATGAGTGGATCGCGTACTTTAATTTAAAACAGGAGCGAGAAGAAAAAGATGGCAGTTGAAAAACTCACGTTTGAAATGAATGCTGTCGGGAATGCCGTTCCTGAAATGAAGAAAGTGCAAACGCAGCTTGGCAATGTAAGCAAGTCAATGGCGGTTGCCACATCATCAATGAGAACCCATGCAGCCGCCGGAAGGATGGTAGCCAGGTCACAAGGTAACTTAACTAGAAACCTTGGTATGGCATCGCTACAGTTTCAGGATATTGCGGTACAAGCGTCAATGGGGACAAACGCATTGCGGATTATGACAATGCAAGGTCCACAATTAGCGTCCGTTTTCGGTCCTAAAGGTATGATCATCGGTGCTTTGGTTGCTGTTGGCGGTGCATTAGCAATGATGCGAACAAGTACAACTAAACTGTCATTTGACTTTAAGAAGTTTGGTGCGGATATGAAAACGGCTTTTGCTCCGTTTATCGATTTCATTCGTCCGGCTGTTGATCTGGTCAAAAGAGGGTTTGATTTATTAAAGACTGGCGCAATGGCTGCAATCAACGGTGTCGTAAATGGAATTAATTATTTTGCCGTCATTATAAGTAATGTTCCGGCTATAGTCCGTGAAGCATTTAACAGGATGGGCGCAAGAATTGAGCATTTTAAGCTGAATTTTGAGTTTATGACTTTGACCGTCAAAAAAGTGTTTTTCCAAATGCTTCAAGGTGTTGTCGAACGGTTCAGCAAAGCTATGAATTTTTTGAGTACAGAACTAAATAAATTCGGTGCTAACTTTCCTGAAGATATTGGCAAAGGTGCATTAGATGGTTTGAATGACAGTCTTGATGATATTAGTCACAGACTAAAATCTATTCCGATGGATATGTTCCTTAATAGATTGGACTTTGAAGAACCAAATCAAGCCATTCAAAACATGAGAACAGAATTAGATAATATTCAAAAAATAGATTTATTCTCTTATTTCTCAAGAGTTAGCAAAAGTGCAGAAGATGCAGCCGATAAGATGAAAAGCATCACAACCGTTGCAGATATGATTGGCAACAAGTTCGAGACTGCATTTATGTCAGCGGTCAAAGGCACGGCATCAATGAAGGATGCTTTCCGTCAAATGGCGATTGATATTATTGCTGAACTCTATCGCATCTTTGTCGTGAAGCAGATAACCGGTTTTATCACTCGATCTATTTCAGCGGCTTTCCCAACTTTTGCCGGTATTCCGGCGAGGGCAAACGGTGGTCCGGTGAATGCAAACACTCCTTACATGGTAGGTGAACGCGGTCCAGAATTGTTTGTTCCGGCTCGATCTGGTTCCATCACTCCTAATAATCAACTTAGGGGAAATGGTGGCGGCGTGACAGTCAATCAAACCATCAACGTGACTACTGGCGTTCAACAGACCGTCAGGAATGAAATACAAACATTGCTTCCACAGATTGCCGAAGTTAGCAAGGCGGCTGTCTTGGATGCTAGAAGAAGGGGTGGCAGTTTTGCCAATGCGTTCTAATGGCTATCACATATCCTTTAACACTACCATCGCATAAAAAACCGGCAAACATAACCTTCAGGGCTGTCAACACAGTTGGCATCACTCAATCACCTTTTACCTATACTCAACAGGTTGTGGCGCATTCTGGGCAGCGTTGGGAATGTGATGTCACTTTACCGGCAATGAGCCGTGCAGATGCAGAACAGTGGATTGCATTTCTGGTGAGTTTACGCGGTGTATTTGGCACATTTACCCTTGGCGATCCTGTTGGTGCTTCTCCAAGAGGTTCAGCCGGAGGCACACCATTGGTTAATGGAGCAAGTCAGACAGGTGGTACATTAAACATAGATGGCTGCACAGCTTCACAGACTGGATGGCTCAAGGCAGGGGATTATATTCAGCTAGGCACAGCCGGAACTGCTACACTTCATAAGGTGCTTGCCGATGCTGATAGTAATGGATCAGGCGAGGTTTCACTGGACATCTGGCCATATATAAGAACGGCTCCGGCAGATAATGCGTCTGTCACCCTTACAAATACAGTTGGCCGTTTTAGATTGGCAAGCAATCAACAGAACTGGAACATAAACGAAGCATCCATTTTTGGTATGACTTTTGGCGGTGTTGAGGCGATATAATGGGCAGAACTATTGCGGCAAGTATTGTAAGCAAGCTAGATGATACGGAAGTTTCTCCATTCTATGCAGTCGATCTATTGTTTGACACAACTCCGATCTATGCTTGGACAGGGTTGAACGAAATCACACTTAACAGCAATACTTACACTGGTGTTGGGAACTTGCTGCAAATATCAGAGGTGCAAGAAAGTCAGGATATCAGCGCAAAAGGCATGACACTAACATTAAGCGGTATTCCGTCCGATTTGCTGACATATGCCTTAAACACACCTTATCAGGGCAGAGAGTGCAAACTCTATCTAGGCTTTATGACAAGTTGGGCTAGTCCAGACACTTCACCGGATATTGTGGAGATATTTAGCGGATACATGGATCAGATGACCATCAATGAAGGACCAGAAACATCCACTATTAGCACATCTGTCGAAAGTAGATTGATTGACCTGGAAAGACCTAGAAGCCGGAGATACACGGCAGAAAACCAGAAGCAAAGACATTCCGGCGATCTAGCATTTGATTTCGTTGAAAGCCTACAGAACTTGCGATTGCAGTGGGGTGGCGGTGGCTAATGCGTGTTCCAAATTGGGATATAAAGTTAGCTGAATATGTGAACGGCTTGCGAGATTATCCCTTTGTTTGGGGCGAACATGATTGCTTTACCTTTATAAATAAGTCAGTCGAAGTTATGCGCGGTCAAGGTTTTGCAGATGATTGTTTAGGCAATTACACGACACCTAAAACTGCCCTTTTGCATTATAGACGTAAATTGATGCAGTTAGAATATGACACGGTTATTGATATGCTAGATGATAGATTAGAGCGATTTGATGGCCGTTTTCCATCGAGGGGGTCTATCGTTGGCCGTCCTGTTGATCAAACGATTGGTGTTTTGCCTGTCGCGTTGGGTGTTGTTGTGAGTGATCTAGGTGCTTTCCTATGTGATGAGGGAATGTTATTATGGACACTAGATGAAAATGATTTGTTCTGGAGTATCGATTAAATGCCACCAGTCATTGCCGCAGTAGGAGCAGCCGCAACAGCAATAGGCGGTGCAGTCGTAGCCGGAGGCGCGGCAGTTGTAGCCGGAGCAACAGCGGTAGCCGGAGCGGTTTCGGCGGTAGCAGCGACAACTGTAGTCGGTGGAATTACAATCGGAAGTATCGCATACACGGCAGCAACAGCATATGCCATCAATGCGATGTCAAAGAAGAGTTTGGCAAAGGCTAGATCAGCGGCGGCATCTATTGCGGCGGCACAAAAAGGTTATGGAACTAATGTCAATGCAGTTTCTCCGGCTTCAAATCATGCAATCATTTATGGAACTCAAAGAGTTGGTGGCGTCATCTTTTACCGCTCGATAACAAACGATCAGCAATATCTCCACACATTGATTGCGTTGGCAGGGCATGAATGTGAAGAGATCGGCACAGTTTATGCTGATAATGTGGCTTTGACGCTAGACGGCGATGGATTTGTTACAAATGACGATTTTCAGATTAAGGATGCAGATGGCAATGTAGTCAATTCTGCATTACGAATAAACAAGCATTTAGGCACTAGCACACAAGCGGCTGATGCTGATTTGGTGGCTGAAGACAGCGCATGGACAGCAAGCCATCAGGCAAAAGGTGTTGCCTATATTTATATCAGGGCTGAATTTAGTGGTGACGTATTCCCTCAAGGATTGCCGACATTTAGCGCGATTGTAAAAGGTAAAAAGGTCTTTGACCCAAGAACATCGACAACAGCTTGGTCAGCAAATGCAGCATTGTGTTTGCGAGACTATTTAACATCTGATTATGGTCTTGGTGCAAATTCTGATGAAATCAATGACACTGTATTTTCAACAGCGGCTAATACTTGTGATGAGAATGTAACTTTATCAGGTGGCAGCACAGAAAAGCGATACACGGTTGACGGATCATTTGTTACATCCTTGCCGCCGGATGATATTATTGTTGATTTGACTGCTTCAATGGCAGGGATCATTTATTATTCTCAAGGTCAATGGGGCGTTAAAGCCGGAGAATATAGCACACCAGTTCTAACGCTCGATGAAGATGATTTAAGAAGCAATCTCCAAGTCAACACAAGACATAGCCGGAGAGATAACTTTAATACTGTTTCAGGCACGTTCTCAGGGCCGGACACTGAGTATCAGCCGACTGACTATCCTCAAATCACATCTAGCACTTTCGTTACTGTGGACGGCGGTGAGACAGTCGTACAAGATATTCCGTTGCCGTTTACATCGACAGCATCAAGGGCGCAAAGGATTGCAAAGATTGCGCTATATAGAAACCGTGAACAGCTAACCATTTACGGCACATTTGGACTGAGGGCTTTACAACTTCAGATCGGAGACATTGTAAACATCACAAATACAAGACTAGGTTTTAGCAGCAAAACATTTGAAGTTGCTGAATGGCGGTTTGGTTTTGGCACAGATTTGACGCTAGAGGTTAGCATGGTTTTGCGTGAAATCAGTTCGGCGGTGTTTGATTGGAATGCAGAAGAAACAGCATTTGAACTTAACGCGACAACATTACCATCGGCTCAAGATGTTCCAACTGTCGGACTTGGCGTTGATTTTGATTTGCGTGTTGTCAATCAGGCGGCAGTCGGTGTGCTTATCATTGATGTGACTGCAAACGAACCTTATGCAGTGGAATTCGAGGCTCAGTATAAAAGATCGAGCGACACAAGATATGTTTCCGTTGGTAAGCAGAAAAATGGCTTATTTGAAGTCACTGGTTTGGGTGACGATAATTATGATGTCAGGGCTAGAGCGTTTAATGCGTTTGGTGTTGCCGGACCATTCACATCCACAGAAGGTCAACAGTTATCAGCGTTTGCAACTCCACCGGATGACGTTCAAAACTTTACCGGAAACGTAACTGGTAATGCGTTAAATCTATCTTGGACACCAGTAAGCAATGCCGATCTATCGCATTATAAAGTTCGCTATTCATCAGAAACATCTGGAGCAAGTTATCAAAACGCAGTGGATATAGTTGATAAAATTGCTCGTCCTGCAAACACGGCAGTCGTTCCGGCAAAGACAGGCACTTACTTTCTAAAGGCTGTTGATAAGATTGGCGGTGTTTCTGCAACGGTTGCAAGTTTTGTTGTATTAGTCGATCCTAATAATGTCGAAAACTTCAACGCTATTCAGACTATACAAGAAGACCCAACATTTGCCGGAGTTAGAACGGATGTCGTAGTGCTAGAGGATAGTGAAGGCGATTATCTGGCTTTGGATACTGTGGATCAATTTGATGACGGTGTGGGCGATTTTGACGATGCTCTAGGCTTGTTTGATGGTTTCTCCGGCACAGTTGCAAGCGGTATTTATTACTGGAATAATTCTGTAGACTTTGGTGAAGTTTACACCAGTAGGATTTACCCAAAATTTAAGGTGGATTATTTAGACTATGTTAATGATTTCGACAGTGCCACAGGGAATTTTGACGATCGTCTTGGAGATTTTGACGGTGACCCTGCCCAGTTTGACGTAACATCAGCTAGTTTTGAATTGCGTCATACAAATGATAATCCGTCAGGAACTCCATCATGGTCTAACTGGCAACCGTTTATCGTTGCCGATATTACAGCGAGGGCAATGGAGTTTAGAGCTAAATTATTCTGTACAAATGCGGCAGCCTCTCCGGCGATTAGAGAACTAAGAGCCGAAATAGATATGCCAGAAAGAACACAATCAGAAGTGGACATCACTTTTACTGGCACAAAAAGCGTGACTTTCCCGACTAAGTTTAAGGATGTTCCGGCTCTTGGAATATCACTGGCAAACTTGGCAGATGGTGAGAGATATGTTATTACGAACAAAACTAGAGCGGGTTTTGATATTGAAATATTCGATGGAGTTGCAAACGCTGATAACTGTTGACCTTCTGTGGATGTGAATGGTCCGGCAACACCAAACGCATT